TTTTTAACAATAACTTTTACAAAGGTATCTTTGAAACGATCAACGTCGTAGTTAGCAACATCATCAACTGTCCAATCAGAATCATCATAATCTATTTTGTAAAAGACACGGTTAGGATTTTCTATTTTAATCATACTTCGATCTTCAGTATCAAATACATGGAAGCCACGGCTGCCATTATAATCAGACCAAGTCATTTCGTAAGGCGTACCAAGGTATTCGATGTTTCCATACCTAGATGGGTGGTGGAAATGACCAGAGTAAACGTTTTCAAAATTAGTAAACACGTTCATATCAGTGCCGTGTGTACATGGAACTCCTTTAAGCATCTCAAAGCCTTTCACTTCAAGATGGCCCATTACAACATCGGCTGTACTTTCGGCTAACATCTTATGGTTATATTCTGCATTCTCTTTATTGAGCCAAGGAAGCATTAGGAAAGTAGTATTTCCAAGTGTAAGATGTTCTGCTTTATCTTCATACAGATTAAATTGTTTGAAGTCATTTGTTAATAGATTCATGCTATTAACTTCGTTGGTATTCGTATAGTAGATATCATGATTACCAATTAAACAATGAAAGTCTATATCACGGTCTGCTAAGTGCTGGAAAAAGAAACTTCTGCAACGCTGTAAGGTTACATAGTTGATATACTTTCTACGATCAAAGGTATCGCCAAGATCGAATACTGTTGTAATATTATGTTCGTCCACATAAGGAAAGAATACTTCTTCAAAAAACTTTCTTTGTACTTCGTGAAATACACGGCTATCTCCTCTAGCACCGAAGTGAAGATCGGTGACAATTGCAATTTTCATTATTAGTCCTCGCTTGTACTTAAGTCAGGCGTGTTTGTTTTGGCTTGTTCAGCTTTAAGTTTATTAAGGTTGTCAACCCGCTGTAAATATGTAATCATGTTGTTACGTTCTTTTGTAATTTTTACTTTCTTTTTAAGAGCGCGGTCGTATTTCATTCTTGAAACATGGTCTTTATATACTACACCGTTGAGATGATCTAACTCATGCATAAAGCATCGAGCACCATAGCCTTCAAGTAGTCCGCTTTGTTTTTCGCCATTTTCATCTAACCATTCTGCTTGAACAGTTTTTGGTCGATTGACTTTAAGGAATACATCTGGGAAGCTTAAGCAACCTTCAACTTCAAGTTCAGTAGTATCGTCGAACTCTAAAACCTTAGGATTGATTACCATAATAGCAGATTCCTTTGTTTCTCCCATAACAAAACATCTCATGTCTAAACCAACTTGACATGCAGATAAGCCGATACCTTTGCGCTTCACCATCACATCAACCATTTGTGATTTTAGATCTGCAGCGTCTTCAAATATTTGCTTGACCTCTTCAAAATCAAAATCCTTTAGCTCTTTGCTAAGAATAGGATCAGGGTAGTATACTAACTTCATAATTTACCTTCTTCTCTCATTTGTGCACGAATAGCTGTTGCAGATATCTTATGAATATCTTCGCCAAGGTCATGTTCAGTAAATGTGTAACCTACTCCACGGCCATAGCTGATGTCAACAATGTTCGGCACTTCTATAATTAAGTACTCACGGCCATTTTCATAACCATGTTCTCTTAAACCTATTTCAATATCATGTACAACCTGTACCATACCAAACGGGTTATCAGCCTGTTCAGCTGTACGTCCTGCTCCGGCATCACCGTCATACTTAAATACGTCTCGTACCATTATAACAACTTGTCCTGTGATTGTCAAGGCTTTTTTAAATAATTTTGTGTGGCCATCATGCCAAGGCTGCCATCTGCCTAACATTTGAACTGTTGGCTTCTTATAATCAAAGTGTTCTTCTGGATTAATCATTTCCCTTTACTCCAAATTTAATGTAGTTATACCAGAGTCTCTCGTGTCCGTAGTATAATACAAATTTAATTGCAATATCGGCAAGGAATACTGCACCCACTGCTTTCATTGGTAATCCAAAATATAGCGCGATTAGTGCTGTTGTAATACTTGCGATAAATCTCCATGTTACCGCTTTCGCTAAGTGTCTAGCTTTTGTTACTTTCTCGGTCATTAGTCTACCTTAAACGTGGCTTTAATGATTCGAGCCATAGTAACATGTACATCAGATCTGAATGTGTGCACAATATGATCTACTGACTCTGGCTTCTCAAAGATCTTATTAGTATCTTCGAAACGACCTTCCTTAATTGTATCCATCCAAACTGAATAGTCTGGTGCAAAATCAACACGAGCTTTCTCAAACGGACAAACAAAGTCTGTAATAGCAAACTTACCAGCTCGGACTACGCCTTCTGATAAGAACTTCATTCTTAATGCTTGTCTCATACGACCTTCGTCACTAAAATCCCAGTCATCATATTGTTTTCGTACTTGGTCAGCATTTATCCAAACACCTCCAAGTTCTTCTGCTAATGGTTCAGCAAGATAACTCTTACCAGATCCTGGCAGACCAAAAATCAAAATCTTTTTCATTACTTTTCTTCCGGTTTTGTCTCAGGTGCAGGTGGCGTATCGGCCGCAGGTGGTTGCTTCTTAAATTTCTTTTCGAAGTCATCTATAAATCTGCTTATATACTCGGGTGGCTCGTTCATTGTGATCAGTGGGCCTTCACCGGTATCTGCAAGAATGCTTTGAGTTAGCATGTTTTGTGAAGCTTTAAACTTGATATAAGTTTGCTTCTTCTCTTTTTGTATTCGTCTTAGAAATGCAAACCAAATAATCTGTGTAAAATACGCAAATGGATTTTGGGATTTCTCAGGGTCAAAATTGTGAAGGTACTGTAAGCAATTCTCAATTCCGTCTGATATCATTTCTTCTTTGTATGAGTAGCCTGAAAAGTTTGGTTTGGTTGCTAGCCTTGTGCCAATCAATAGAATGCACTTTCCAATGTATTCAGGTACTTGTGGTTTGTTCTCTCCTGCGTCTTCAGCTTCATTGCATAGTGTTCTGTATGCTACTAATGCTGCAAGCAAATCAGGATTGTTCACATAGTTGCGTTTTCTTGCCATTATTGAATCCTTTTAATGTTTATGCTATAAAGGTACAAGCTCTATAAGTTTATGTTTCTTAATTCTTTAAAGGTATTATTATAACATATTTTTGAGGGTTTGTCAACACTTATTTTATCTTGTGAAAATAAATGAAAAAAACAGTTGACAAATGGTACGAAGTAGGTTATAATAAACTTATCAAGTTTTAAGGTATATAGTAGTTGTATTAATCAAACCTCTATAGTATAAATCTTGTACGCAAATTGTTCTGCTCCGTAGATTTCAATTCGCTTCTTAAAATGCTTCAACGTGTAGTTCTCGAAAGAGCCGACCGAAAGGTCGTCCGTTATATCATATAGAGTAGCTTGCTCCGAGTCATCAGCCTTCCTCAAAGTTCTACCAATTGATTGTAGCACCTTAATTTCAGACTTTGAGCCAGTAGCAAATATCACATTATCTAATCTTTTCAAATTAACTCCTGTAGAGAATACTCCGTAAGAAGCAAGTATGTCATGTCGCTTCTCTGGGTCATTTTCTATTAAGTGTCTAATTTCTTCACGTTCGGTGCCTTTAGTACCACCGTAGATAAAATGTAGTACACGACCTTCCTTGCGAAGCATCGGTTCAAGCACCTTACCATGTTTTTCAACTAAATCAAACAGAACTAGATTGTTCTGCCCCTTTAGAGACCATAGCAAATTTCGTATAAAAAGATTTCTCTTTTCATTATTAACAATAAACTCTCGTTCAGCTGGCCATTTCTTTGTTCCATCTAAATTTTTGAGAGCATCTTTAAACTTCTTACGTGTTTCGACGCTATGAGATAGCACGATCGCTTTGACTTTAAAGTCTGCAACTGTTCCTGCATCCATAAGCTCTTTTGTATTCACAAATCGTTTGACTTCGCCAAAGCAACCTTCTAACACAAGTCGGTGTGTTTTACTTTCAGCTGATTTCAGTGTACCAGTAAATCCATGGCGATATTCACAGTCTGTTAACTTTTCCATAATGGTAGTTAAACTTTTAGATTGAAACGTATGTGCTTCATCTCCAAGTACAACTGCAAATTGGTCAAACCAATCTTTTCCTAATTTTACTAGTGACTGCCATGTTGAGATAACAATCGGTGAGCTTGTGTTTTTATCAACACCACCTTGAATAGTATAGATATCGCTTTCGTCACAACCATAATCTACGAAGTCACCTTTCATTTGATGTACTAATGAGATAGTTGGAACGATAATTAATGTACGATGGCCAAAAGCTTGAAAGTAATGTTGTTGAATCAAATAGATTATTAAAGACTTACCAGATGATGTCGGTGATAAAGATAAAGATCTACGCTTACGCAAAGCGTTAAGTACATAGTCGTTTTGATAGTCTCTTGGTAGAAATTTACAATTGATTTCTTTAGCGAGTTGTACAGGGTAGTCATCATCGAAGTCCTCGTCTAATCCTATATGATCTGGAGCAGATAAGAAATATCCACGATCGTCACAGAATTTTTTAATATGTGGATAAAGGCCAACGTAGATAGTTGGTCTCATAGGTTGGAATAGTCTAATAATACCATCCCACATTCTATTCTTATAAGCAGGAACGAATTGATAACCCTCAGGTCTAAAACTAAAGTGCTCAGATAATTCCATGAGTGTGCCCGAGTCAGCTTTCACTTTCATGTGTACGGAATTAATAGCTTCAATAGTTATTTGTTCACTCATTATAGTTTAACCGCCAATATTACGAGTATTGCAGTTAGTAGAATATTTGTGAAAAAGATGCCGATCGCTAATATAGTATGATACCATATCCATCTTGTTTTGTATGCATTTTCGATAGTCACTTCGCTTGGATCTGTATCATCAGCCATTACATCAATGACTCTTTTCATTTCAAGCTCAGTTACTTTATTTTGACGGTTAGCTTCTTGTCGCCACCCCCATTCTAAAAATTTATCCCACACTGATCGTTCACCTCTATTCATTGTATAGTACTATTTATTAATAGTCTCCTGATTGAAATTTGAGCATATCAATCATATTCTTAATAATAAAATTTCGACTATGAATTGTTCTAATAATATCTTCAAGATAATTTGAATTTGCTGTGTGATAGTCAATCGTTAAACTAAGCTTAATAATATCTTTATCTGATTGAATATATTTGTCTACGTCCTGGCGCAATACCTTTAAACGAAAAGAGATCGGAAGAGCGTCGTGTAGGGAAAGAGTGTCT